CGCTAGTCCAGGGAGATTTATTCATTATCGGAGCTATGTCGCTGCCGCCAATTGCGTGAGACCTTTGAGCATGCCACTCAGGAGATCCTGCCGGGTGTGTGCCGATTAGAGTGCCGCCTAGTTTGGCAATTGTCTTATTCACTGTGATCATGTTTTTGAGCATAGCAAAGCAGCGCGACATAATTACAGTTATTGTTTAGGCATGAACTCAGAACAAGCTCTAACTGCACTCGCAGAAGGCATAAAAAAGACCGGGGCAACCGCCTGCCAGACTTCTGACCCCGATGCTTGGTTTCCAGAAGGTGGCGTTATGAATACGAACCTAAGATCTGCTATTAGCCTCTGTAAGATCTGCCCGGTTAGGTCGCTGTGTCTAGAGTTTGCTTTAGTGAATGATGAGAAGCATGGTATCTGGGGAGGCGTGAACAGTAGGCAGCGCGCTAGATTGCGAAACGCTCGAGGCTAGTGTAAAAAGTAGTCCGAGAAGGGTGTAAAAAGTTAGACACCCGGAATGTGTGGTGGCTCTAATCCTTCTCTGACGTCTTCGTATTCTTCAGGGTTGTTTACCTCAGTGTTCTTTACTGCCATTACTGAAGCAAAGAAAGCTAAAGCCGCTGCGACGCTGCTAAGTATTTGCTGCGATTGCTCTCCGGTAACTATCCCGGCTATTACTAGAAGCGGCACTAATCCGGCAGCTGCCGCGTAAATTGCTTTTCTAATCTCGGGGTTGAATCTCATTTTGCGTACCTTTCCAATAGGGCTAACGGGTCAAAAGTCTGACCGTAAAAGATGTGCTTAGGCGTGTCTCCGTAAGTAAGGTGAAGATGGCTGCCGCGTGATGCGCTCCCGGTATTGCCTACTGCTGCGAACCACTTATTACCTTCCCAGATTTTAGTGCCGACCTTATGCTTGCTCTTTACCTTCAAGTGAGCAAAGCCTAGATACATGGGCATGTCTTTACCCTCATGCCAGAAGCGTAGGACTAGGCAGTGACCAAGAACATCGCTCCAAGTGTTTACTACTATTGTGCCTGTTTCCGGGGCTGTGATCCAAGCGCCTGTAGCAGCGCCAAAGTCTAAGCCTCTGTGAGGGTTAGTCCTGTTAGCTGTAGCAGCGTAGAGGGCTGTGATGCTTGCTTTAGGAAGTGGGTATCTCAAATTAGTACCTGCGAAACAACGGTAACGGCGAAAGCAGTAAGCGCGGCAGAAGCGAAAGCAGTAATCCAGGCTGTTTGCCAACGAGCTTTTTCTAGCTCTCTTATTCTGTCTTCATGATCTTGAAGCATCTTAAACCCGGCTTTTACTTCTGCCATGTCACCTACTAGCTTTAGTAATAACTGCTGCTGTGTGCTGCTTCTCGGTATCTGCTCAGACATTAGATAATTAAATCGGTCACTGGAACTAGTATTCTGCCGTCTTCTCCAAGATAAGCTTCTGGGTCTATCGCCTCTACAAACTCCAAAGCCTTAGCCTGAGTTAGTTTCTTGAATGACCAAGCGCTTAGGGCTGTCGGTGTTCCGGTGTAGTAGCCAAGAATCTCTGCGCCTTGAGTTACATCGCCGTTAGGATAAGCTCCTTCGGCACTTCCGCCCTGTATCGTAATTGAGTCTTCTGGCCCAGTGCCGTACTTAGGATTGGTAAAGTTTAGTTTCCATGTTGCATACTTCATAGCCCTAACTCCTTCTTTGATTCCGCTACTTCGTTGATAAAGTTTTCTAAAACTCCGGCTTGTTCCATTGCTTCAATGTGAGCAGCGTTTACGCTTGTGCCTCCCATTAGCATCGCCTTAGCGTTTCCAGTTAGTCGCGCGTTCCAGTAGTCGGGTTGAGCGGCTTCTATGTCTGCTCTAGTAAACTTGGTTTCAAAGCTGTCGAAGATGGCAACTAAGTCGTTTAGCTCGCGCTCTGCGCCTATCATGGCTAAGCGTGTTTGCCTTAGACCGATTTCAGTTTCCTGAGCTTTGAGTTCTTTCATTTCATCTTTTGTTTCACGAAGTCGCTTAATTTTTAGCTCGGCTTTTTGAACGCCAATCTTGGCAATCTGGAACTTATAAATCATGTCTTGTAGCTCTAGACAGGTTTGGTAGTAGCGCATCTCAGGGGTTGCGTGTGAGCCTGTAACAAAGCGCTCTAACTGAAAACGTGACCGAGGCTGTTGCACCTCTGCGATTGCGGCTTCTATTTCTTCATACATTAGACAGTCTCATTCTGGAACCCTGCTGCATAGTATCTAGTTGATGATAACCCTGTCCCCAAAGTGCTTCGAGAATCAGAAGGAAAGGCAAATTTGTCAACTGTGCTCACTACGGGGCCTTCATTACCACCTGCTGCATAACCTGCTACACCTGAGTCAGACATTCCCGCGGCGCTACTCCTGTTCGCGGAAAGCCCCGTTGCAAGTGTGCTTCGAGAATCAGAAGGAAAAGCAAATTTGCTTACATTACTAATGTTTACAGACGTTTTACCTCCAAGCGTGTAGCCCGCTGTTCCAGAATTAGACATTCCCCTTATTCGGTCTGTAGCTGAAGGCAGACCTGTGCCGAGAGTGCTTCTAACGTCGCTAGGAAAAGCAAATTTATCAACTGTCGTAACTTTTGGCGAACGCCCACCTGCCGCATAACCAGCCACGCCTGAGTTGGACATTCCTGCAAGGGACTGCCTTGCAATTGAAAGACCCGTACCGAGTGTGCTTCTAGAGTCATTTGAAAAAGCAAACTTGTCAATTGTTGCAACATCAGAGCTTCCGCTATATCCGCCTGCTGCATAACCAGCGACACCTGAGTCAGACATACCTGCTAAAGCGTTTCTGGCACTCGAAAGCCCTGTCCCCAGAACACTTTGCGAGTCGCTAGGAAAAGCAAACTTATCAACAGTCGTAACGCGAGAGCTTCCGTCATATCCACCTGCAACATAACCAGCTACACCTGAGTCAGACATTCCTACGATGCCATATCTACCATTCGACAACCCCGTACTCAATGTTGTTCGTGAGTCAGAAGGAAAGGCGAACTTATCAACAGTGCCAAGATAGGAACCGTTATAGCCGCCCACTACATAACCTGCCACGCCAGCCGCAGCGCCAGCCCCACTAGCCGCAAGTATTCCTAATGGAATTAGACTCATGCGAGATCGCCGACTAGGTAATAGCTGTTGGTCGCTTTCTTTGTAATGCTTGCTCCTGCAAACTGTCCGCCTGTGTCTCGCGCATCATCTTTGGAGTTGAGCGTAACCCCTGCGCCTGCTAAGAAAGTGATAGCGCCTCCGGCGTTTTGAATGAAGTTTATAGTTTCGCCAATAGCTAGTTCGTCATCTACTGTAATCGTGATTGCAGCGGTTGCATACACATAGCTATTCGCATCTCCTGCAACTATCGCCCTAGAAGTCCCCTGCTCGCTAACTGTAGGTGTAGGGTCTGGGAATACTATCGCGTTACCCCAAGCCGAACCATCGTATTTTGTTAGCAAGCTTGTGCCTGTTAGGTAAGCAAACTGACCATTTACCGGGCTAGTGATCGCCGCATCTCTCGCGCCGCTACTTGCAAAGACCGCGATGACCTGCTGCATAAGGTTATTGTTTATGTCTGAGGCTGGCAGCGTGTTGCCGTTAGCGAATACTTTATAGCTCATTTTATGCTTCTTTCCATAGGTCTAGTGTAGTTAGCCAAGTGTCTGAGTCGATGAAGTGACTCACTTTTACCATAGTATAATAATCTAGAATCTCTAACGTGTCCTGAGTGAAGTCCACGCCTATTAGTGTGCCTGGAAGCAGAAAAGCCGCTTCAGTCAAATTTCCTTGTCTGTCTAGTGTTAGCGTTTCTATGTTTTGTACTAGGTCAGTAGGCGATTGGTTAAACACCGAGCTAGCCCAGCGATCTAGTTCTTGAACACTTGTAGTGTTTAGACTTACGTCTTTTGCGTAAGTTCCATAAAGTGAAATCGAATCTAAATTTTCCTGCAAGACAAACGTGTCAGGGTCAGAAGCAAGCTCGACCCTTAGAGAATTGAAAACTTCATCACTGCTAGCGAGTGTGCTTATGTTGGTCATGCATAAGTGATTTAGAGTTTCATGATTATTCCCGATTGTATAAATAGTTTCTTGACCTGACCCGAGTACGTCTATTCCGCCTAGTAGTGATTCGTCTATCTTGAAGTAGTTTGCGCCTACTGGAAAGTCTGGAAGTGTCTCCGGGTCTGGGCGCGGTACGAATACAAACTCCTGCGTTTCAGCGTCTATCCAAAACAGCCCTAGTCCTACTTGTATCGCTTCTAGAATTAGATTAGAAGGTATTACCTGTGTCAGGGTTTCTGAGGGAATGCGACCTGCTGCCACTTTGCTTAGGTCGCTTATGCTGCTGCCAAATTCGTTAGCAATTATCTCTAGTTGCTCTAGTGGGGATACATAGCCATCGGGGTTTGAGCTATCGAAACTAGCTATTCGAGTATTTAGAAGCTGCTTCATAGAATCAAAAGCAATAACTTGCAGCAGATTTTTACCGTCTATTGTGTAAGTGCCGCCGATGCTATCAACTATGCCGCTCCAGATAATCTTATCTATCTCGCCTTTTACGAGCTTTATTCTTACTGGAACACCTGGACGAAATGAAGTGTTCTGAGAAGGGTCGTAATCGTAGGTTTGCAGTGTAAGGCGCGCTCCTGCAGGTTGCGGCTGAAAATAGAGTTGGTCTTGGATTTGTCCGCCGTTTTCTAGGTTTGCCCTAGCTACTGTGCAGGAAAGATTTTGCCAAGTAAAGCTATTAGTGCCTCCACCGTCTAGGACGTTTTCGCCGCCTAGCAAGCTTTGATCGATAATAAAGGTGTTGCCGCCTGATAGTACTCGCGAGCTGCCTAGTGTGCTAATGCCAATAATGAAAGCATTCTCTGAGCTGTCCGGCAGAAAGAACTCGACCTTTAGATCGTTAGCTATATCAAAGTTATCTATTGTAGTCATCGAAGTAGGTTTCTACTGCCCTGAGTTTTAAGTGTGTTGTTTATCTCATTGATGATTTGTTGCCCGTCTACGTTAGCCCGGTTTATGTTGATAGTAATTGCGTTGCCGAACTGATCAAACCTGCCGCGACCCTTAGAGATGCTTCCCTGCCTAGAAAACTCTCCGCCGCCTGCTTGCATGTCCGGCGCAAACTTTATAGCACCTGCCGCAGCGTTGGCTTTAGCCATAGCTCCTGCAATTCTTTTTAGACCGTCTACGTTTGTCCTAAAATTGTTCACGCCCGATTCAGTACGAAATGCCATTTCTAAGCCTGCAAAGATTTCTGTAGTAAAAACACTTAAGTGGGTAAGCGCCCTAATAGTGCTTATTATGCTGTCACCTATCCACTTAAACATTTGATCGCTAGTTACTTTGCCAGAAGCTATGCCGAAGGTGGAGGCGAATACATCTATTGCATCGCCGATGGCTCTCATTTGAGTTTGCGCTTCGCCTGCCGGGTCGATAATAGAAGCCCAGAAGTCTTGCACTGCCGGGATAACTGTCTCGAGAATAAACCCTTGAAAGTCTTGCATTATAGGCATGAACTTCTCGCCTATTTCTGCGCGAGTATTCTCTAGTTCTTTTTTTAGTATTCGCTGCTGATTAGCTAGCCCGTCTGAAGTGTTTGCAAAGTCTCCGGTTACTCCTGAAGTCTCTTCCATTAGCAAGCTGTAACGCGCTGTGACCTTCTCTGACTCGGTCATTTCAGTTGTGCCGTCTGTGATGTTCTTTTCTAAGGCGTGTGCTTCTACTGCAGTAGCGCTTAAGTCAATGGCGTAATTTCTTAGCGGCTCTGATTGACCTGCTAATCCCGACTGAAACTTTGCTAATGCATCTGCTACGTCTAGGTTATAAACTGAGGCAAAGTCTGCTCCACGCTGAGAAAGATCGTCTACTATTTTTACTACATCGCCGCCGTCTCCGGCTATCGTTTCTGCGAATCCTGAAAACTGAGTGGCTATCCCAAATAGCTCTGTCTTTGAAAGTCCTAGCCCCCTAGCTGCATTCTCACCTAGCGCAATTATCTCGTCTGCCGCGTCTTTGAAAGTAACCTCTACTGCATTAGTAGCTTCTGCAAGATCGCTAGCAGCATCTATAGATTTTTTTATTTCAGTTACTGCGAGGACTCCTAGCCCAATACCGATTGCTCCTACAACTTTGCCAATGTTTCCACCGATTTTCTTAAACTTTTTGCCTAGGTCTGCGAAGCTGTCATTAGCGCCTTTAGTAGCCTTGGCGAGATTTTTGTACTCTCCCAGTATCTCTACATTTAGCACTAAGCTCATTTGCTTCTTCTCCTATGTACCTCAGTTGCAAAAGCTGAGTATTCTGTCCCTGTGAGCTTTCTATACTCACTAGGGCTAACACCTGTAGCTATGACGAACTCTGCCATTTTCTTAGCATGATCTTCAGCTACTTTTTTCCTTTTGGGTCTGTCGCTCCAAGCATTCCTAAAGCTTCCTTTTG